ACTCTACATCGCCCCCTAGCACACTAGGCAGTATCAACTATAGTATTATTGGTTGGGCAGATTATATTAAGCGTAGTGCCAGTGGATTTGACTATATGTTAGAAGCAGTTTCTCGTAACAGTAATGGTGGTATCTTTACAGCCAACGAAGCCTATAGTTTCACAGGTCAAGTTGATCTAACTGCTTATGCCTCACTAGGATCGGGACCGTATTTTGGTGGCACACAATATAGCATTGATGGTTTCAATGCTGTGATTTCTACTGGCAATGGCTTCCGTCAAAACATCACACTAAAAACCAAGTTTGGCACTTGGAACTATAACGACAACGGATTAGAAAAGCGTATGCCTTGGTTTACTACCAACAGTCCGGGTCTAGCAGGCGAAGCAATTTTAACCACAACACACGATGATCCCGGAGCATGGTGGGGATCTTTAATGGACTATGATGCTAGTTTTGGCCCAGCACCGTGGCAAAGTGATGTTGGAATACCTACCCCTGGCATTATTTGGTACTGGGTGCGTTAATGCGAATACGCCCTGCTAACACTAGGGGCTTTCTAGATGTGGGTTGGATTCGAAGCCGCAGAACATTCAGCAACAACTCTTACTGGGATCCAAAGTATATGAACTGGGGTAACTTAAAGGTTATCAACGACGACGTACAACAGCCTGGCAACATGGTTCCAAACCATGAACACCGCAACTTTGACATTCTAGGTTATCTTGTAGAAGGCGAGCTAGAGCATAAGGACAGCCTAGGCAATGTACAAAGAGCCCGTCCTGGACAAATCCAACATATGTGGTGTGGAAAGTCAATATGGCATACAGAAGCATCAGTGGGCTCAGTGCCAGCAAGGTATCTACAACTATGGATTACACCTAAAGATAGCTTAAAAGACAGCAATCCTTACTATGAAATCATTGAAAAAGACCCCGATACCTATGGAATTATACCAGTAACACTACAGCAGGATATGACTATTCACGCAGGATGGATAACAGGACTTCAAACACTAAATACAAACAATGCGTATTTGTATGTTGTGGAAGGCACAATAACAGGTAATGGCTTTATGTTAAACGAGGGAGATGGAGCAGAGTTAGATGCTGACTTAACAGCAGATTTTAATGCTCATATTTTATTGTTTCAGGAATAACTACAATGTCAGTAAATGTCAAAAAAGGTGCTTTTTATCCAGGCACAACACAAAATCAAACTACAAACACTAGTAGTCAATATACTAGCGCTTTTGGTTCAACTACCAGCATTGTTCGTGTAGCGGTGCAAAATGATACTTATGTTCAACCTATCGCAAGTACCGCTACCACTGCTACCGTTAATAGTATGATTATTCCCGGCGGAGGTGTTGAATTTTTAACCGTGCCCTACGGTAGTCGGATTGCACACCTACAGGTAAGTTCTAGTGGTTGGATCAGTATTACCGAACTTGGTAGTTTGATTAATCCTACCGTATCTACTCCTGCTCCATTATAATATACTATGTGGTCAAGACCAGGTATAGTTCGTCCCACTGGCAGTCATCATACTGTTGCCAAAGCTATCAATATCCTAAATACTGTTGATCGCTATGGATTCTTTGAGAACCAGCTTGACGGCGGCACCTATATGACGTTTGATCAAAGTATATCTGGACAACATGTACAGAGTATCTGTACCAATTTTAACGGAACTTGGACTCATGGCAGCTATATCAAACTTAACGGTACTATTATAGCCAGCGATTGGCAAACTGCACCTGACGGTACTGATAATAGTGTAGGTGGCGGTGTTGGATTCCATATGACTCGAGGTCATACCATGGTAATAGCTAACGGTTCGGGTGTAATACAAAGTATCAACTGTTATGATACATACGGTAATTCTTCTCTATGCACAACAATGGCCACTGCTCTGCACGCTATGCCAGCAGGATGGATTGTAGCAATTGGAACATATGATGCTACAAGTTGTAATCAAGATTTACGCAATGCTTTTACTAACTATTTCGGAGACAATGCCTATACAAATACCTGGTACGGTGTACGCATTAGCCAAATGTTCCTTGGTAAAAGAAACAGCGTCACCTAATAAATATACAAACAGGAAACAAATATGAGAGCAAGCGAAATATTAGCAGGTCTAGCAGAGTTATTGGGTGGGATTGATTCTAGTTCAACAACACAACCATCTGTAGTTGTTATTAATAATACCCCACCAACAACACCTGCTCCACAACAACAGCCTGTAGCACAAACTTCTGCTCCTGTGCCTGCTGGTACACTAACACCAGTTACACCTAGTAACACAGATGATAGTGAAAAAACCACAATGGTTCCTCCACTTCAACAAAAGATTGAATTGTTGAAACGATCTGTCAATGTTGATAACGAGTTTAATCAAGGATTTGATCAAATCGATCAAGAACAAGATGCTAAAGAACAGCAACAACCCGACGAACTTGCTCGTATGAAAAAAATGGCAGGCATAAACCCACTTATTAAACAAGAATTAGTTGGTGACGAACCAGTAGATGATTAAGGAGTAAACTGTGCCTATATCACATAAGGTTTACTCAAGCAGAGCACTAAACATTGACAGCGACACCTATGTAGGTGAAGAAGGTCGATTATTCTACGCACAGACCACTGCCACAGGTATCGCGCCTATATTAAAATACAGCGACGGTGTTACTCCAGGTGGATTACCATTAAGCGGTAGCTCATTAACATTTTCAGGATCATCTGCACCTAGTAATCCTCATGATGGTTTATTATGGTGGGATAGTAACAGTGGTCGTTTGTACATCTACTATCAAGGCGCATGGGTTGACGGAACCCCTCAACCATCTACAATGAGTTATACTCCAGCAGTCCCTGCTAACTGGCATTCAACAGTTACTACTATTAGTCAAGCCTTAAATGAAATAGCCGCAAGGTTAACCAACGCCGGATTTTAATATAAATAAAGTATCAAACCACAATGACTGAAGTGGAAAAAGCCACTGGTATGAAGTTTAATCTTGGACAGTAATGTTGAATGAATATCCAGTCTATCCCGAAGACGATGGCTACGATAGGCCTCGCAATCCTTACAGCCCTGTATGATGGGCTTGTAAGATTTGGATTAGGTATGGCAGGATTGCCATATCCTGAAGAACACCTACCTTAGGTTCCGTTGGAAGCCACGGCAAAGGCGTCCGCGAAATTTCACTGCACCGCGTAGTGTGCCCCGTATAAAGTCAGCGGGACTAATAAATACACAATGCGTATTCCAGAACTATTAGAAGACATTGAAGGCTTAGAACATCATAAAACAAACTTTATGGAAATGTTCCGTAAGTTCTTGCCTGTTGCCATGCACTATATCGGCCTAAAGTCTTTGCCTACTATGAAGTTTGAAGCGCATATACACGATGATGTTCAACCTACTTTTGGTAAGTACGAAAATAGTGAAAAAACTCTGTATGTTGCCTTACTAAATCGTCATCCTAATGATATACTGCGTACTGTTGCTCACGAACTTGTACACTATAAACAAGACACAGAACACGAACTAGAAGCAGATAGCGGGCGTACTGGTAGCCCGCATGAGAATGAGGCACATGCTATCGCTGGTGTGGTCCTTCGCCACTTTAATAAACTCTATCCCGAGTACCTATCGGCTAAACCGATAATTATATAAATAAAAATGCCGTCCGCGATGCGCTAACATCCGACAGCTCTAATTGTAATAACTTAAAGGAAACAATCAGCATGACTATTTACAAACTCTATGTCAAAACCCATAATAAAACTGGGTTAAAATATCTCGGCAAAACTACAGCAAAAGATCCTCATAAGTATACAGGATCTGGTTTGTACTGGAAACGCCATCTCGAAACACATGGTAAAGATTATACTACAGAAATACTTCGAGAATGTCAAAATTCATTCGATGCTAAATCCTGGGGAATGTATTATAGCAACCTCTGGAACATAGTTGAAAGTAGTGAGTGGGCTAATCTTAAACCTGAGGCAGGAGACGGAAATGATCCCGAAACTGCTCGTAAAATAAATCAGAAGCGAATAAGCGAAGGCACCCATAACTGGCAAAATAGTGAAACAGCAAGTCAACGAGCAAATATTAGATTAGCAAATAATAACCATCATTTCTTAAACAAAGAATGGGCTCGCGAAAAAGAACTTAACAAGGTAAAGAATGGAACTCATCCGTTCCTCGGGGGAGAAGTTCAACATAAATCTAATATAGAAAGATTGTCTAAAGGAACACATAACTTTCAAGGATCAAACAACCCAAACAATATAAAAATAACTTGTCCTCATTGCGGTAAGATAGGAGGTAAACCTAATATGATTAACCATCACTTTGATAAGTGTAAACTTAAACCATAAAAAAAGCCCCAGTTAAGGGGCTTTCTTTTTCTACGAACATATTATAAGGGCTATGCCCTGACATCTTTATATCGCTTATTATTTAATATTATTTTTTTGTATTTCCGGCATTTACAAATTCATACATTTTTTCAGCAGTTTCGAGAACTTTGTCTAGTCCTGGGAACTCAGGCATGCCTACTGTGGTAACGATCTGACCAGTCTTCTCATCACGCTTGGCGCTCATTTCCCATCCAGCAAACTTGGTACTGTATTCGCTTTGAACCATATCTTTGGCCATTGCTAGGATGTCTGTACGAATTTCATAACCGTTTTTGTTGAATTTAACTTCTGGTAGTTTAGGTGTTTCAAATTGTGACATGATATTTTTCCTTTATGTGTGTTATGTCTGTGTAAGCAGTAACTTTACTGCCTATGTATTTATTATACAGTCTTATACTGTGTAATAAAGCTGTAATGGTTAAAATAGTAGACTAGTTTTTACCAGACTACGTTTACTCCAGTAATCTAATACACCTAGTTGCGTATCTAATGATTCGTCTATGTATGTTGTGACATTAGCTGTCGGCAGTTTAATGTCGGCCAGTGCTTCACCGGCTTCTGTAGTTACAGCAATACCATGTTTACGGCATAGGTGGCGTATGGCAGAATTATATGTTAGACAAACCATGGTACCTGATAATCTATTATGAATTCGGCACCATTGAATACAACGTCCCATTAGCTTGCTGCCCATGCCCTGCTTTTGATATTCTTTGTGAACGCTAAAGGCCAGTTCCATGTTATTGTCTTCTAAGGCAATATGACCAACCGCAATAAAATTTAGATCACTATCTTCTATAGCAAATAGAATATGTTGATGTGGTTCCGCTTCTACACGGTCGCAGAATTGATCGATTACAAGATCAGAGACTGGATTAGCAAACCGAAGTGTCCTAGATTCTGCATCCAAGGCTTTAAGGTGGTTGCGATATTTAGAGTACTCATTCGGTAGTACCCTTCTAATAGTTTGGCCCGGCATAGTTCAGCCTTACTTAACATTGGCAAACAGTTCTATGGCCAGAGCCATTTGTGTAGCGTAAATTGCTAGGGCAGTTACCAGGAACCAGCTAGATTTCTTAAAAATTTTGCTGATCATAGATAACTCCTACTACGAGTCATACGATCGTACTGGCGAATGTAGTGATCTACTTCAGCAGCATTGGTTGGGTTTTGAGCTTCAATAAAACGCTCTAAACTGGTTTGTTTCGAGCTAAACATTTCTCCTAGTTTTGCTAGAACTAATGTAATATATGTTAACATTTTGTGTTTTCCTTTCTGTGTGAGTTTTGTCTATCAGTGTTTCTACTGATATATTTATTTATACAAGTATGTGGCACCGCAACATGAATGTCAAGTCTTTATTTTGCTCAAACAGTATGTTATACTAAATATTACAGTAACAAAGGAAACTGCCTTGAAACGTGCTACCCGTAGTTTATTAGAAGAACTTAATAGTATATCCGAACGTAAGAATGGCGAAGCTATCGTAGAAGCCCGCGCCACGCACGTTATTAATAGTGCTATCAATCTATTGAACTTAATCAAAGAAAACTTTAATCCCAAGGAAGCCTATGAATTAGAGCGTAGACTTATTAATAGCATCAAAGGCGGCGATGCCAGCAAGTTTACTCGCAGTATTCGTCGACTACGAGACAGTAAAGAAACCGCTCGAGGTCTTAAGATCATCGAAGGTGATCTAAAAGACGACGAATAATACCCATTATAAGCATTTTTTTCCAAAAGGCATAAATATCTTTACATAAAAAACATTCCGGAGCGGAATGGACATAAATGATTAAAGGAGATATATTATGTCAGCAGGTATTTCAAGAGTTCACGGTTATGTCGTTGCACCAAGTCAACGTCCATCAACACTAAGTTTCTTCAACCTACAAGTTAGCGGAAACTTAACAACAAGCGACGCTACAACAGCCAACGGTGCGTTAGATCAAATCTTCCGTACAGCTTTGGACAGCTTTGCTACTGTTGGTTTAATCGGTACACCAACATATAACGGTACTACAGCAACCTATGTTAACTTTGCCATTGAAGACACAGGCGTTCTAAGTAGCGTAGCTGGTCAAACAGCTCCAAGCGGTCTAGGCCTAGGTTCTGTTGAAGGCACTACTGCTAGTACTGTAACAGCAGCTTTAACCGCTGCTGTTCAAGCACTAGGTACAGTTAACGGCTTCAACTTGTCTACAGCAACAGTATTCGCTGGTGTTGTTGCTACAACTAGCCCAACACTATAATCTAAACATTAGATTAAAAATAAAGGGAGTTTTTAACTCCCTTTTTTACGACTATAAATATATTATATAGGTAGTTTATGGACAGAATAGAAATACATACATTAGTTGATATTACCAACACGCAGGTCAATCGACCTAATCAAGGAAGTCAGCTGGAGTATGACCAAAATAGAAATTTTATTACACTAAGACAATGTGTGGAGTTGCGTAGTATTGTGTCCTACGATAATAAACCACAGTATGAAGAATGTGAAATAGATGGACTGGGATTTGGTAGCAGCTATAAAGGAAAACACCGTGTATGGTCTTTTGTGTTTAGTCCTGATCGTTCTTTTGTATATTTAGACAACGGTGATCCTATAGGTGGGCTAATAGAAGACATAGACGGTGTTCCGATCATTGTAAATTTAACAGAAACTATAAATATAGCGAAGGCAATTTTCGATTGTAAGAACGTTGCTACTAAAAACACAATCATCAAGGCTCATTTAGGCACAACTTAAGGCAATCCGTACTACACCAACTGAAGGAGTGAATAAAATGGCCAATGGTCAAATAATTGATATAGAAAAAACAAATTTAGAAGCGCATGTAGACTTATGTGCTCAACGTTATGACAATCTTGACAAGCGATTAACTTCTATTGAAGGAAAGTTTGGCGATCTTAAAAAACTAATCGAAGACGGCCACAACAGCATGGCCAAAGTTATCATTGGTACCGCCGGCACTATCATTACTGGTATTATCGGTGTTCTTGTCATGATATTACAAAAGCATTAATATGAAAATCAGAGAATTAGTTGAACAAACATTACCTCAGGCTACCAATACCACTCCTGGTAATGTTGTAGGACCTGTACCAGCCGGCGGCAAACCCAGTGGTGATAGCCCTATTCCTAATACAGAACCAAAACCCAATACTTCTAATACTCCAAAGACAACTCAACCTACTGGTTTTGCCCCAAGTACTAAAGCACCCAGTGCTCCTACCACAGTTCCTCCACAACCTCAGCAACAAGTGGGACAGGCTACAAGTCAACCTATTCAACCACAGTCTACTCAACCAGAAGCCGAAGATGCTGAAACCCAACAACCTGGTCAACAGCCAGCAACAGTTCAAGATTTACAAACACAAATGGGTAACTTAATGGCCAAGTTACGCCAAATACAAGGCCAGGAACCTCCTCCAGAAACATTAAATCCACAACCGGGAGTATCGGGATGAAAATCCATCAACTCCTATCAGGCATAAGTTTACCTGTAACCAATGAAGAACAACACTTCATTGAACATCATGACAACGGCATTAAAATCAGTAGTCTTGATGAGCACGATCACTGGCTTGCTCAAAGTCTTGTTCGTAAGGGTGTATATACTATAAGTAAAGATAACAATACTTTAGTTAAAAACATCAATGAAAACAATACCTGAAGAACTTTACAAACGAATACAAAAAATCAGCGAAGAAGTCAAACAAGATCTTCGTCGCAAAGGTCTTGTAGTTCCTGTCAAACAGGATGACGGTTCTATAACAGTGGGAACATATACTATTGTAAAAGATCCTAATGGGTATACAATATTAGACTTCTGTGACGAAGAAGTAGTAACAGGCATTAACTTGCCACAAACTGCCATTATTGTTGCTAATAAACTAGCCCTTGGATATTACAAAGATACTAAGTTATTAGAAGAAGATAAACGTTACGGATTTGCTGAGTTTGAAGAGAAACTATACAAACGTGCCATGTTGAATAAAAGTATCGAGAAATTTGATATTTTTTTATCCAAGCACAGCATAGCACACTACAAAAAACAAGAGCATAAAAAGACCATCATTAATAGTTTCGAGAAACTTATCAAACTGGTATAAATAACATTAACCAATTTTCTGGAACTCAATATGAAAACTACCGATTTTAACAAACCTGTCACAAGCACTTTATTAGAAACTAATCTAGAAAAGCAGTTTGGTTCCAAGGTTAATTTAAACAAGTACAATCGCGAACAGTTGGAAGACTTTCGTAATAAGTTGCGTACCCGTATTTTTCAACAAGAAGGATCAGCAAAGATCAATGATTTGTTGACCAATGAGACTTACCAAAAAGACAAAGCAATGTTAGAATTGCTAAACACAAGGATTAAAGAAATGCTAGGCGAACAAATGAAACAACTACGCGACAAGATCGACCAACTTAACGAAAACAAAAAAGATGTTAAGACCACAAAGAAGCCAAAGGGTGCTAAACCAGACTTCCTAGATCTAGACAAAGATGGCAACAAAACAGAGCCAATGAAAAGTGCTGCTAAGAGTGCTAAAGTAAAAGAAACTATCAAGAAAGATAAAAAAGAATTAGAAGGTAATGCCTTTGGCAAAGCAGTTCGTGATGCTAAAAAAGATGGTGTTCAACCTGGCGAAAAAATCAAAGTCGGTGGTAAAGAATATGATGTCAAAGAAAACTTTGACGGTGATCGTAATGCTGATCAAGATACTCCTAGCCGCTTCAACAAGAAGAAAACATCTACTGGTACAGTACACACTAAAAAGTCAAAAGAGTTTGATAAAGACTCCAGCGATAGCGGTAAAAAAGATACTAGCCACCTACAAGGTATGTTAGGCGGTGCTCCTAAAGCTGCGGTCAAAGGCCGTGTACACAAGATGAAGGAAGGCATGAAGCATCCTAAGGACTGTGATTGCAAAGAGTGCATGGGTACATTTGAAGGTAAAGACGAAGGCAAACCAGGTAAGAACTTTGCCAAGATTGCTAAGTCAGCAGGCAAGCGTTATGGCAGCAAGGCAGCAGGTGAACGTGTAGCCGGTGCTGTTCGTGCTAAACTAGCCAAGCAAGGTAAGTTAGAAGAAAGCCAATATAAACACAATGTTCGTTTTGTAAATGAAAGTCTTGCTTTCTTGTTAATGGAAGACGAAGAAGCCAAAGCCAAGACAATCACAGCCGCTGGCGACATTGTTAACGATTATACAAGTTGGATGCAACGTGTTGGTCAATACCAAACCAAGGCTATCATTGAACTAGCTGATAGTATTCGTGCCGACTTTGGTCAAGCAGAAGCCGAAGCATTTAAACAAACAGTTGCTCCAGCTCTAAGTGCTACACTAGAAACATTGACACAACAACGTGAAGCTATCAGCAATGCTGTTGCTGCTCTAGCTGGCGGCGCTGCTCCTGCAGAACCAATGGGTACTGATCCAATGGATACAGGAATGGAACCAGGTGTTGATATGAGCGCCCCAGATGATATGAATCCAGAACCAGCAGGTGACGAGTTTGGTGCAAGTGATGCAGCCGTTGGCGGTGATGTAACTGCCGGACGTGAAATGCGCGAAAGCCGTGAAGTTCGTCGTGCTCGAAAACTACAAGAAGCACATAGCATTATTGCTCGACTAGCAAAATGAGATTGTTTGAAGTAGATCAAGGATCTGCTAGAGAAGTTCTAGCAGTTCTTCAAGGCCTTGCTAATATGGATGGACAAACTAGTGAAATCCCATTCAAGGCTGTTCTAAATATCATTCGTCCATTTGCTTTGGGTATTGCTACTCCCGATGGTCTAATTGCTTTAAAAAATAATATTGATCCGCAAGGTGATGTTATTCAGGATATCAAAGATGACGGTACTGTTATCTTAAAAACAACTACTCAGGATCCCAATGCTGAGCCCCAAGATACTGCTGCCCCAAAAGCAGGTAACGGTGGCCCTAGTATAGACAGTATGGCTGCTCATAACGCCAAAACGGCATTTAAATAATTGTATTAATAGGTCATATGTGTTATAATTAACAATATGACTTTAACTTTTACTCCCCCTCCATTCGTAGAACGATTCCAATATAAAAACTGTAAGCAGGTTAATGATCCTGTTACAAAAAAACGTGTCTACCAAACTCCAGACGGAGAATCTTTACCCAGTGTAACAACCATTCTTAGTGCCATGAAAGACATGACACATTTGAATGAATGGAAAAAACGGGTGGGCGAAGCCAACGCCGCACAGATTACCAAAGAAGCCAGTGGTGTTGGTACTGCTATGCATGCCAACTTGGAACGTTTTATTGTAGGTGAACAACGCCAACCCGGAAATAACCCTGTACATGTACAAGCCAATAAAATGGCTGATGTTATTATTGAAAATGGTCTAAGCAAAATGGACGAAATTTGGGCCATGGAACAAAGCCTATACTTCCCGGGACTATATAGCGGAACTACTGACCTAGTGGGCGTATATCAAGGCAAGCCCGCAGTTTGCGATTATAAACAAACCAATAAGCCTAAGAAAGAAGAATGGGTTGAAGATTATTACCTACAACTCATGGCCTATATTCTAGCACACAACGAAGTATATGGAACAGATATCCGTGAAGGACATATCTTTATGTGCTCTAGGGATTTTCAATATCAACAGTTTACATTGAAACCTGAAGATTTTAATAAATGGCAAGATGCTTGGTTAAAGAAAGTCGAAGAGTACTACACCATAGGTCTACAGGGCTACCGACAGTTGCTCACACAGTAAGCATAAATATCCTTATACAGAGGATATTTAGATGCCGATTATTGAAATTGCCAAAATACAAGTTAGACGCGGCACCGAATTAGGTGCCAACAATGGTGTGCCGCAACTAGCACCAGGTGAGTTTGCTTGGGCTGTAGATACACAAAACTTATACATTGGTAAGAGACAATATGAAGATGGTGTCTTTACTGGGGCTAGTGATGATAGTAACACACGTATTCTGACAGAAAAGGATTTAAATTCTATTCTGACAATGGCATCTCAGAATTTAACAATCACTAATCTAAATACAAGTTCTTATAGATTTAAAGGTAATTTAGGCGCTGATAACTTAACCTACGGGATTGCGACCAATAACGGCAAGGCCCAAACACTGGCAACTACATCTAGTTATGGTGTTTATACTAAACTGGATAACTTTGTTAGTATAACAGATTTTGCTCCGGGCGGCATATGGCCTCCATTAAACAACGATATTACCATAGCACTACAAAATGCTATAGGTATAACCGGCGGTCCTTTACAAACTGGTGGTGGTGTTGTTTTTCAAACTACTGGAACCGATGGTCCTACCGCATTGGGACCTTATAGCATTAAAATACCACCAGGTCAATGGGCATTAAGTAGCCCTGTATTTCTTCCACCGTATACATCACTAGTAGGCGAAGGTTCTGCTATGACAGTGCTGACCGCTACTAATATGATTGGTTATAATGGCGCATTGTTCCAAACAGTAGACTCCACAGGAACTACATTCAGTCAAGGTATGAATTTAAGTCCAGCATCTGTGCCTAGATCTATTAAACTAAAAGGCATGACTATTCAACCGCCTAATCAAAATCCCTATGGCGGCACATTGTTAAGTTTAGATAATGCTCAAGATGTAACCATTGACGATGTTTATTTTGGTAATCCTTTAAGTACTACTTCTACATCTAGTATTACAGCTATTCAAATACGCAGTAGCCAACCAGTTATAACAGATGTCACAATCTCTGTGCTTAAAAATATCAAGATCAATAACTGTACATTCCAAGGGTTAACAACTGGTATCATAAGTACAGGTACCATTGATAAGTTTTCTATTACAGGAAATAAATTCAGTTGGTTGAATAACGGTGTTGTTACATCTGCACCGTCAGGCAATGCTTGGGGTATCAACGGAAATGTAGAAAACAATATGTTTGAGTATATTAGTGCCGAGGCCATGATTATTGGTACTTCCACTAATGCTGTACAGTCTTATGTTTCTAGTGCGTTTAACTCGTTTGTTAATGTAGGTAATAACTTCCAAAGTGACACAACTCAAACTAATAATATTATCACTGTTAATGACAAAGGATTCCAGTCACATCATGATTATTTTGATAGACTAGTTAATAGTTCGGGAATAAATCCATTGACTGCAACACCTTCTGGAAAATATCAATATCCTTTAATATCCGCTAACTCGATAATGCGTAGTGGAACTACATTTAAGAAAACGATTCCAGGAAATACTGGTATAGTCAGTGTTCTCAGAATACCAATGACTGCTAACTCACAAGTTGCAACAATGAACTATAATGCATATAACGCCAATATGTCTAGGCAAGGACAGTTGGTTATGAGTATATCCACAGCAGGTTCTACAACAATACCTGATGGATTTGCTTCGGTAACAGACAAATATCAGTTTGAAGAAAATACTGCTGGAACTTCTCCTTACTTAAAATTTACCACTAATCTATTCTATTCGCAACAAGGTATTATAGCTCAAGGAGGATTCTTCTATCCATGGGGAACCCTTAACTCTAGTGGATTGGTTGCCGGCAACACTTCTACCCAGTTTAATTGGCAAAATGGTACAAGTACATACATTATTCCGGGAACTACTAAAATAACCTTTGAATCACCAACTGCACCGTTTAACGGATCTTATACAGCTACCGTTAACACATTTACTGTAACTAATGGTATTGCTACTATTCAACTTGATACAACTGCAACAACATCTGTTGGAGGATTAACCACAGTTATATTTTCAAATGGTACCGCATCGTGGTCTTCAACAACTGTTAATTCTTATGTATTTTCTACTGCTCAAGACCCTAGTATTGAAATACTATCAACACAAACAGTTACCTATACCACATCAAGTTTGTTACAACCTTATATCTATAAAAATGGTGATTTAACTAAGAAATATTTGGTAACAACATCGTCTTATATTTCTACATTATCTTCATATGTGTTATACTTTACTACAACTGGTACAGTTTCTTTTGATATTCAAGATATAGTAGATGTACAAATAGCTAATAGTAACTTTTCAAACTATGTTGAATTAACAGCCATAAATGTAGACACAGTTCCTACATCAGTGGAAGTAGATCTAACCTTAATGAATTAATAAATGTTTAATCGGTCAACAGACGATAGAATATCGTCTTGGGCTCAGTTTCGCGCCCAGTTAGAAACTTGCGAACAACCATTACAATGTGTGATTGACTTTTGGCGTGATGCACCATACATACCATACAATCACAACATTGATCAATTCAATCGTAAATCATGGCCAACACCGTGGGACATTATTGTGGAGAATCATTACGATGACTTCACAAAGGCCCTAATGATGGCATATTCGCTCAAATATACAGAGAAGTTTAAAAATTCTGTAATAGAACTGCGTAGTCTCGTAGACAATGCTAGAAAAACATACTATAATATAGTTTGTGTAGACGGAGAATGGGCTATAAACTACAAAGATAATGAGCCCTTTGCCCTTAAAGATATACCCGAGTCGTTTTTGGTAGAAAATATTATCGAACTTTGAGTTGGTTGGTAAATATCTTCCTCGACACATTTAAGAAGGTTAGTTAAAACAATATATGATCACAGTGGTCAAACGTAATGGGGAGAAGGTTCCTTTGGACATCTCCAAAATACAGAGACAAGTAGCCCATGCATGTAACGGGATTGACGGAGTTAGTCCTAGCATGGTAGAAATTAAAGCACAAATAGAACTACACGATGGCATGACCACAAAGACAATAGATGAACTATTGTTAAAAGCCATGGTAGATTTGATTGATGAAACAGAAAATCCAGAAATCAATAATGTAAACTATCAATACGTAGCTGGACGTCAGCGTGTTAGTATGTTGCGTAAAGAAGTTTATGGTAGTTATACTCCTCCTAAACTCTACGACATTGTTAAACGTAATGTAGAACTGGGTATGTATACCTCTGAACTTTTAGATTGGTATACAGAAGATGAATGGAACATTATTGATTTGTTTATCGATCATGCCAAGGACGAAAGCTATACCTATGCTGCCATTGCCCAACTATGTGAAAAGTATCTAGTGCAAAATCGTGCCACTAATACTATCTATGAAACCCCGCAAGTTCGTTATGCTGTGGCATCTGCTACTGCTTTCCATGGTGAACCCCAAGACAAGAGATTAAAATATGTTAAAGAATACTATGAATGTGCCAGCGATGGCCACTTTACCCTTGCTACACCAGTATTGGCTGGGCTGGGCACTACCACTAAGCAGTTTTCAAGTTGCGTGCTTATCAGTAGCGATGACACCCTGGACAGTATATTTGCCGCAGGCGAAATGATGGCCAAATATGCTTCAAAACGAGCTGGAATCGGCCTGGAAATCGGCCGAATTCGCCCGTTAGGAGCACCAATTCGCAATGGAGAAATCAAGCATACGGGTTTGATACCATTCTTGAAGAAATGGTTCGCAGATCTACGTAGTTGCTCACAAGGCGGTATTCGAAACGCCAGTTGTACAGTTACATTTCCGTTGTGGCATTATCAGTTTGAAGATCTTATTGTATTGAAAAACAATCAAGGTACAGACGAAACTCGTGTTCGTCAAATGGACTATAGCGTAGTTGTTAATAAGATGTTTTGGAATCGTTACAAGAACAAACAAACCATTACCTTGTTTGATCCTGCCGAAGTTCCAGACTTGTACATGGCTTACTATCGTAGCACCGAAGAGTTTGAACAACTATACTTAAACTATGAAAAGCATCCGACAATTAAAAAGAAAGTCGTATCGGCAGATGAGATTTTCAAAAATCAGATCCTTAAAGAAAGGACTGATACGGGGCGCATATATCTTGTCAATGTCGACAACGTCATTGCCCAAGGCCCGTTTGATACGACAACAGATCCTATATATCAATCAAATCTATGCCAAGAAATACTTTTACCCACCCGTCCTTTCCAGAGAATTGAAGATCCAGAGGGACGAATTGCTCTTTGCACTCTTGGCAGCATCAACTGGGGTGCCTTCCGTAACCCTCAGGAAATGAGAAAAGCCTGTCGTGTACTAGTACGCAGTCTGAGCAACCTGCTGAACTATCAAGATTTCTTGAGCGTACAAAGTAAACTAGCAAATGAAGATTTTGAACCCCTGGGTGTTGGTATTACTAATTTGGCTTTTTGGCATGCCCGTCGTAGTTACAAATATGGCACAGCAGAAGCTCTAGCAGAAGTCAAACGCTGGATGGAACATCAAGCATACTACCTTACCGAGACTAGTGTAGAACTTGCCCAAGAAAGAGGGGCCTGTAAGCGTAGCGAATACACTTACTACGGTAAGGGAGTATTCCCTTGGGAACGTCGTAGCGCAGGTGTTGATGAACTAACAGACTTCACACCTAGTATGGATTGGGAACCGTTGCGTGAACGTATGAAAACATATGGTATTCGTAATGCTACCTTAATGGCAGTGGCTCCGGTGGAGTCCAGTAGCGTTGTATTAAACTCTACTAATGGTATTGAGATGCCCATGGAGTTGATCAGTGTTAAGGAATCCAAAGCAGGTTCATTCGTGCAAGTAGTTCCTGACTATCGTAGATTAAAGAACCGCTATCAACTGATGTGGGACCAAACCGATTGTGTTGACTATTTGAAAACCAGTGCTGTGTTAGCCGCTTATATTGACCAAAGTCTAAGCACAAATACATTCTATAATCCAGCACACTTTAAGGACGGTAAAGTTCCTGGCACACTGATTGCTAAGAATCTAATGCTGGCCAGTAAGTGGGGATTGAAGACCATGTACTATTCATTGATCAATAAAGTAGGTGCAAAGACTTCTTTAAATACTCAAAGTGATAGATTAGTGCCAGCTGAACCTGTTACAGTATATGCTGAACTGGAAGATGATTCTTGCGAAGCCTGCAAGTTGTAAACTATAAGTTTTCTGCAAACTATGATAAATAGTTTTGCAGAAAACTTATATGAATTACCAAAAGATATATGATAATATAGTAAGGAGAGGACAGCATAGAATATTAGAAGGATATAGTGAAAAGCATCATATTGTTCCGAGATGCCTTGGAGGAACAGATGACGTAACTAACTTAGTATCGCTAACACCAGAAGAACATTATTTGTGTCATCTTCTATTAGTTAAAATACATCCTAACAATATACGTCTAGTCAAAGCCGCTATGTTTATGGTATCAGCAAACAAAGATCAGCAACGCAACAACAAAGTATATGGGTGGTTGAAACGGCAGTATTCTGAATATATGCAGGGACCAAATAATCCTTCAAAATTAAACGGTCCATGGAATAAAGGCGTTACAGGATATAAAACTAATGTAATTTTTTCAGAAGATACTATAAAACAAATTTCTGAAAGAATGAAAAGTAACAACCCGTGTGCAGGTGTTAAGCCATGGAATCATCCCAGAGCAACAGATTACTCTAAATCTGTTTGGAAACAAGCAGGTACGATTTATCAAGTATGGACAGAAAATAGCAAGCCATCTTATTGTAAGTTATATACATTAGTGAACAATAAATGTTATACTAATGATTCAAAAGTTATCGGTCCTTATATGAATATGGTGAAGTATTTTAGGAACGGATGGATTCCTGTAGAAGATAACGAATGGATTAAATTATGAGAATAGCATATTACGGAAATAGTTTTGCCGAAAGCGGCCACGATATTTCTTGGACAAAAGTTTTGGCAAGAAAAATGAACGCTGACTATTCGCAATCTTTTGCCAAGGGTGGTAGTTCTTTATTATATTCTTATCAACAGTTTTTAAAGAATTACAAAAACTTTGACCTTAATGTTTTTGTAGTCACACATTGGGAAAACTATTCAAGAGAACTACCATTGATGCATAAGGATGGGACTACAAAAATGTTTCGTCCAAACAGCATACACAATGTAGAAGAAATGATTAGAATGAATAAAGACATACTAACCAATACTGCTATTGAAACTTTAGAATATCTAAGAGGTTGGTTTATTGTAGCAGACGATGAATATATGATTCTAACATGGGAGTTGATTTTAAAACATGTTGAATCACTAGATCCTAAAGTTGTTTTTATTTCATCGGGTGATTTAAAAGAAAAAGATTTTATGTATAGCGATGAAAAAAGACGTAAACAGTTTAAGCGACATTTATCTCAATATCATCATATACAAACAAAGAGTCTGGGAATGGTCGAGCCTTGGAGTTATGACGGTAAGACCAAACTAAGAGAAAGTCCAGATACTATGGCTAATCACTTAACTGAAGAAACGGCTAAAATAGTTGCTGATTCAATTTATTCTTTGATTACCACAGGGGAAATGTTACCGGCACCTTCTCGAATCGAACACCAATATACATATGAACACTACTATCTCTCTGAAGATAGAGGATACGTTTGGAGCAGTTAAAAATGAGTAAAGAACAATATAATTTATCAGTAGCACCTAACTACTTAAAACGACGAATGTTTTTAGATGGTGCTGTTACAGTACAGAGATTTGAGGAATTCCGTCATCCTAAGATTGCTAAGTTTGAAGAACTAGCACGGGGATTCTTTTGGGTTCCTGAAGAAATCAGTCTTACCAAAGACAAAATGGATCATAAGGATGCTAGTGATGCTGTTAAACATATCTTTACTAGCAATCTTCTAAGACAAACAGCCTTGGACAGTATTCAAGGTCGTGCACCGAATCAAGTTTTTGGCCCAGTGGTATCTATCCCTGAGCTAGAAGCATTGATCAGCAACTGGAGCTTTTTTGAAACAAATATTCATTCAAAGAGCTACAGTCACATTATTAGGAATGTTTATGGTGTACCCAAAGAAGAATTCAATAAAATCCATGATACACAAGAAATTGTGGGCATGGCTGCTAATATCGGTAGATACTACGAAGCGTTACACGAACTCAACTGCCGCAAAGAATTGGGTGAAGAAATTTCAACAATGGAACATAAACGTGCTATCTGGTTGGCTTTGCAGGCCAGTTACGCACTCGAAGCACTGAGATTCATGGTCTCTTTTGCTACTAGTTTAGCCATGGTGGAAAATAAAATCTACATTGGCAATGGTAACATTATTAGTTTGATTTTACAAGACGAATTATTACACGCAGAGTGGACTGCTTGGATTATTAATCAAACAGTCAAAGAAGATGCAGACTTTGCAGAACTGGAAAAAGAATGTGCCGAAGAAGTCTACGCCATGTACTTAGAAGTTATTGCAGAAGAAAAAGCATGGGCTGACTACTTGTTCAAAAAAGGTCCTGTGATCGGTCTTAATGCTACTATTCTAAAAGACTTTGTGGATTATACAGCATTTACACGACTGAAGGAAATAGGAATTAAATATTTAGAAGATCATCCTAAGAGTAATCCTGTTCCTTGGTTTAATAAACACGTTAACATCAATAAAAAGCAAACAGCATTGCAAGAAAATGAATCTACTAACTATGTTATCGGAGTAATGAGCGATAATGTTAGTTACGACGAGTTGCCCGATCTATAATAGGGATTGTAATGAATATCGGTGTTGTTACCAGCCCGTCTGTTAGAGATGATATATTAACGCCTTTCTTGTATCCCCTAACCAATGGGGAGATTGAGATGCTGGATGCGTTTGTCACGTCCAGTAAAATATACCATCCTAACAAGTTTAAAATTAAGGAAGGTGGACATTGTTATCACTTTAGTAAAAATTTAGACGACATAAACTATTGTGATATAAAACTCATGGTAATGCCTGTGTCATCTGATGCCTTTCATATTATTCAAAAATATGAAAATGATATAGATTATTTTATATTTTCCAGGCAAGATGACGAAGCAGAGCATCCTACTAATATGCAGTATATAAAAAGCCTGTTAGAAAGATCCAATACAATTTTCATTTATCCACATGGAATAAATCAATCTGAAAATCCTAGATGTATTGTAGATTATTCAATTAATCTTTATTTGCATTATCATGCGTTTGGGTTTTATTATTTGAACTATTATCCTAATAAAGAAAAACAACACCTTGTGGGAGTGTACAATAGATTTGATAACTATAAACCTTTTAGAAAAAAAACAATAGAGTATTTTCGTTCAAAAGTTGACCCCGAAGATATTCATATTTTTAAAACAGAAACTCCATATACTTCTAGCATAAGTGGCCAACTACTAGATAGATGGTCGTGGCAACAGATGCATATATCTTCCTACACTGATTATAACTCATCTGTTGCAAATATAGTGTTTGAAACTGGTGCTGTAGTTACTGAACGATTTTTATTCTCAGAAAAAACTGTTAAAAGTATAGCGTTTCAAAGTGCTGATATATTTTTCATATACATGGGAATAAGTAAAGGTATTGAATGGTTACACGAAAAAGGATTTTGGTTTTTAAATAGCGAGTTTTATGATACAGAAGATGACGATTTTGATTATGATAATTTAGGACGTCTTACTATGTTTAAATCAGAGTTTCCTTTAATGCGTAGTGTACAACGATCAATAAACTATTTAAAAACATTAAAAGAAGAACTAAAAACAAATAATGCAGTACATGCGTTTTTAGTAAAAAAATATAGAGATAAGTTAGATGCCAATGAACAAGCATTTAAAAAACTATTAACAAATTGCGAATACAAAGAAAAACTGTTAAACTTAATAACTAAAAAGGAGATAACATTATGACAAAGGCTATTGTTTGGAGTAAGTATAACTGTACCTTTTGCGATCAGGCAAAGGCATTATTAAAGCAACGTGGTATTCCCTACGAGGAAAAGAAAATCGGTGACGGCTATACTAAAGAAGAACTATTAGAAGCAGTACCAACAGCACGTACTGTTCCACAGATTTTTATTAATGACCAACTAGTTGGCGGCTTTACCGAACTCAAAAAATACATTGAGGAAACGGCTGGCGGATATGGCGACTAAAGAAGAACTTGATAAACTCAAAGAAGCCTTAGAAAAGGTAAATTCTTTTGAAGTTGAGTTTGATGATAAACCATCAATTGGCATTATTGCCCAAGAGATTGAAGAGTTTCCGGGACTTGAAAGTCAAGAACTCCCGGCATTGACTACTTTGGATTTGTCTAGTTTATCTAGTCTATGGAATATGCCTAGCGGCAACATTACTATAAGTACAGGTGCAACAGGAAGTTCTGGATCAATATTAACCAGTGCTGGTGCTAACGGAGCTTCTTGGTCAAATTATGGAAATTCTGGTCCATATACAATATCTTCAGCTGGCTTTAATCCCAAGAGTTCCCTGGAAGTCAGCGGTGATGCAAACTTCGAAGGCGATATCAAGTGGAGGGGTCGCAGTCTAGGAGATATGCTAGAGACCATTGAAAGTCGGTTGGCCATATTGGTTCCTGATCCAGAAAAACTTGAACACTTTGAGGCATTACAAAAGGCCTACGAACATTATAAAACTTTAGAAGCATTGTGCACAATGCCAACAAAGGATGACACAGAACACTAATTCTGCCAAAGGCAGATCTAGCTATGATGTAGAAGTAGGAGGATTAATTGTTCCGTTTTTTAATAGGAATGTTACTCCTTACGCTACAGAAGCGGGCGGTCCTAAATTTGATCTAGTTCCTGTTGAAAAGCAAAAAGATGTAATGCTGAATGTAGCACGTCTACATGCTCAACAGGAATATGATAGAATAATGGAAATGGTTGAAGTATTGCAGCGTCAAGCCAATCAAATCAAACGTAGACTGGAAATAACTGATGCTGTACACGCAGCAAAATATGACTTTCAAGTTTCGCATGGTCAAAACTATTGGCTGGTCTATGATACTAGGCATAAATTTACAAGACTATGTCTACAAGGGCCCGATGAATGGTCATCAGGTCCACCAGTAGATTATGAATATTTTGCAAGGGTTAAATACCTAGGCGATTATAGTTGGCAAGAAATAGATAAAGAAGGAAACTATGTTACTAATTAATAAAGGTTATAAATCGGGCGATGTTGTTAGTTTGAAACTGATCAACAGTGATGAAATCATTGCACGGTTTGAAGAAGAAACTGACACCACTATCAAAATCAATCGCCCATTGGCATTGACCATGAACGCACAAGGACTGGGAATGATGCCTTGGATGATTCTGGGTAGTGATGAGTTTATTACACTAAGCAAGACACATGTCATGGCAATCAGCGCTAGTAAACAAGATGCCGCAGATCAATATATTCAAGGTACAACAGGTATCGCATTAAAATAATATGTCCATTGAATCCAGTTTAACTCCGTCGACTTTGATATTAGATCCTATTCATGGGTTTAACATGCAGGCTATTGCTGATGGTCTATCCAAGGCTTACCCTGCGTCAACTACTTCGACCACAGTTACTGGTGTATATGTTCCTATTGTTTGTATGGGCGGCTGTGTAAAAACAGGCATTATTAATCCAGAAAACGATGCTAAAGAAACTGCTAGTCGGGTTTACAACTATGCCATGCAGGCAGCATATCAACCTGTATGGAATGTGTTATATGCTTTATATGAAGCACTTAAAAGATTTGGTCTAGGTGTGATAGATTTAAAATTGCCTGTGTTTGATTTACACATTAGTGATTTATTCAATCCAGATATTACCTGCGTTATAGAAAAAATCATTAATAAATTATTGGCAAAATTCAAAAACGCATATGATAAGTTTCTAGCAGAGATTAAAAGGATTTTTGGATTACTGGGTATTCCTTTTCCGTTGTTTAAAAATCTAAACAGTCCATCGGAACTAATCAAATACATTGTCAAACACATTGTGGCAAGTTTATGGGATCAGTTGTCTAGAAAGATTAGACTGATTATAGATTTAATCCAAACAGGTTTAAAAATCTATGATTCGATAGTAAAAAATGGATTTGTTTTATATAATCTTTGGAAAACAGCAATAGCCCAGCTTCTAAAAACAGTATTACATTATTTGTCAAATCCACCTAGTTTAAATGATATTAAAAATCTTCTTGAAAAATTTGCCAAAAAAGTTTTAAAGAAAGCACAAGTTACTATTGCTGAAATATTATCAGTAATAGATAAGTTTAAACTACCAATATTTGGAAATCCGTTTGATTGGAAACTCCCATTGAATATACATATGAAGATTCCTGAACTGGATTTTAATAAAATAATAAACGATATTAAACTTTGGCTAAACAACTTTGTGATGAACTTGATGATTAAGTTTATACAACTTGTTGAGAGAATATTGAAAATATTTGGGATTACTTTTCATTTGCCCAAGATACATATTCCGTTTTTTGTTTGTACATTAAAAAATACCCCTTGACAACTAGTTAGAAATACCGTACAATAAATATATATGCTTTCGCAGGGGCAAGTTCGCGTAGCGGATAGCAGTAGTTTAGATACTTCAGGCTCGGCAGAGGCTCTACACGCCCTGGGAAGTCTGTCAATTATTTTTGGAGTTCAATATGAAAAAAGTCACCGCATCGATGTTTTTGATTTTTGCCAGCAGTCTATGCCTAGCACAGGAAGTTGCCACAGTGGTCAACGTTCAACCCCGTTATGTCACCGTTCAACAACGACAATGTGAACAGCGTGAAGTAGTTCGTGATAACAGCCGAGGTGACACCGCAATTGGTGCTATTGCCGGTGGTGCGATTGGCAGCACATTGGGTCACAATAGCAATGATCGACTAGTTGGCGGTATTGCTGGTGCTCTTATTGGTGGTGCGATTGGTAACGAAGCAGGTCGCGACGGTGCTAGAGCAGAAGTGCGTGAAGTCTGCAGATATGTTCCGGTTACTATTCAGCAAGGTTCAACTGTGACCTTTAACTATCGTGGACAGGTGTTTACACAATCATTTGGTCAATAATATGAAAAAGTTTGAATATATTAACTGTCGATTTTTTAGATCATTAAAACTAAGATTAAAAAATAAAACATATACAGTATATCGAAATAAACCTAATCGTACTTGGCATTTTTATGTGTTTGATAATATAGGGAGTTATTATGAAGAAGATTATAACATCGATTTTAGTAGCGTTCACAGTTCTAGCAACATTTAATGCTAATGCTCACGAGTGGCATCACGGTGGTTACTATCGTGGCGGATGCCGAGGCTGTGGTTGGGTGCCATTGGCAGCAGGGGTTGTTATCGGTGCTGAATTAGCTCGTCCCTATCCCTACATTGTAAACGAACCAGTTTATGTTCAACCACAACCGGTATTTGTTCTGCAGCCAACATTGCCTCCTCCACCATACGGATATCACTACGAGCAAATTTTTGATTCGCAGATCAATGCTCAAAGAATTGTATTGGTGCCAAATTGAAACCGCTTCCAGAATATGGATGGGGTACTTTTGCAGAAGAATGGGAAAGAATGAATACACCTGAATTTGAAGAAGAACAAAAACAATGGAGTAGATATGCTGTCACTTTTACAGCAATACTCGCTGTGGTTGTTTGCATATTAAAATATTATAATTTAATTCCCCCAAATGCGCCAGTATAATGGAATCGCATAAAAGAACATTAGCAAGAAGTATCACATATAGACTTAGTGCTTGGATGTTGACAATTTTGTTATCTTATATGTATACAGGCAATCTTTCAGAATCAACTGGATTTAGTACTTTCCTACATTTGATTCTTTCATTAGATTATTATATTCATGAAAGAATTTGGATGAAGATTAGTTGGGGTAAGATTTGAGAGTAATCTCAATAGTAAGACTGTATGAAGTTGACAGAAAAGGATTCTGGACGCGGGTTCGACTCCCGCCAGGTCCACCATAAACACATGTGGGTTTAAGTCCCAAGTGGTAGTGTTATAGACACATAGCGGCACAGCCGATACCTTTCAGATTTGAGTGTGTTTATGATGGGCCTGACCTGGTTTTCGACAGGGTCAAGAGTAATGAAATGGACAGTCCGGCAATGTAGAAGCCGTTAGGATTGGGGTGACCCGATCGAAGACACGCAAAAAGTAATCGCAAACGATTCACAATATTCCATGGCCGCTTGAGCCAAGGTGAGGTAACTATACCTTATTACCCAAAATAGTAGAAAGGGCCTTGACGGGCCCTTTCTTTTTGTGTATACTAACTTTACTTTAACAAACAAGGTTCTTATGAAAAAGACTCTTTTAGCAGTGATGTTTGGTATCGCACTATGCGGCGCAGTTAATGCCAAACCCGGCCAAGGTGGGGCTAGTCGTGGCAGTTTTAGTACTCCATCGAGTGTGCCACATAGTTCCCCTGGCCCTGTTCATCCTATCGCATCTCCTAGCCCACAGAAAGGTAGTTTTAGCGCCGCGCCCGCTCCTGGTCAAAAAGGTAGTTTTAGTGCCCCTGCACAGACTACTACTCGCACAACCACTACCGCAGTAAATCGAACTTATACAAGTCGCTATGTTAGCCCCGGTGGCTACTATGGTGGTTGGGGTTATGGTTATCACTATAACAACGGATTGATGACTGGACTAATTATTGGCAGTATGATGCATCCATATGGTACCGTAATGTACACAGGTCCCGGTGCGTACTACAATAATGCTGTTCTGTATCCCGATGGTCGAGTGGTTAATCAAAATGGTTATTTGGTAGGAACCTATGCCGGCGGACAGTTCAATCCCGTCCAAAACGGTCCCATGGTAGCGCAACCTGCTCCTGCTGATGCCGGTGCTCAACAACCAGTACAGCCACAACCACAACAACCACAGGTTATCTATGTCGAGAAACCTGGACCTACAGCAGTGGAAGTCTTTGGCTATGCCATGGGTGGATTTTTGGTGGTAGTATTGTTAATTGCTTTATTTGGAATGGTGATTTAATATGTTGTTCATTTGGTCTTTGGTATTTTTCCTTTTTATACTTGTGCTGATGGTAGCAGTTTTTCGGAGGGATCAAGAAGTGATTTATGATATCGATGATGGTAGTGAAATTGAAACTACAGTGACAACTACCGTTACTACCAATCAAATAGCTACAGTGGGCACTATCTATGCCTTCCAGAAACTTCCAGATGCTACTTGGTATGTTATTGATCCGGTAGATAGTCAAGAAACATCAGTCAATGCCAACGACGACTACTACCGCGATGCTGGTGGTAAAGTTTGGAGTTTGATGTAATATGAGCACCGAAGATGATAAATTCAAACACAGCAAACGTCTCCAAAAAGACGAAAACGCTGTTAAAAAACAAACTAAAATTGCCAAAGAACACGGTATGGCAGTAAAAGAACCACATAAGTTTGCCAAACATCATGCTATGAACTGCGGTAATCCAAAATGTATGTTATGCGGTAATCCTAGAAAAACTTTCAAAGAACTAACCGCACAGGAAAAGCGATTGTTCCAGGATGCTGATACTCCTAACGATAAACACAGTAACGGATTACCGCCTGAAGAAGAACAATAAATTTTTCCTATTTCAGTCATAGATACACTCATAGGAAAACCCTATGAAAATGCTTGATCTAGGTAGTAAATACTATTACAATAATATATCAGTGTTTACACTGAGTTAAAGTTTTTCATTATACACACAGGAGGAAATATGAAAACAATCGGCGATAAACTAGAACATTTCGTAGTTACAGGCGTTAAGCCAGGACAACCAGAAGATGCTTTCTTCAACATTGATGAAACAAGTTTCCCAGGTAAGTGGAAGATCATTGCTTTCTATCCCAAGGATTTTACATTTGTATGCCCAACTGAAATTGTGGCCTATGACAAGTTGAATCAAGACTTCGAAGACCGCGATGCTGTATTGTTGACAGGTTCAACAGATAATGAGTTCTGTAAGATTGCTTGGCAAAAGAGCCACCCAGACTTGATCAATATCAAACACAATCAATTCGCTGATACACAGCGTGGTGAGTTGAGTTTGGCTGAACAACTTGGTGTATTCTTTGGTCCAGCAGGTGCGGCACTTCGCGCAACATTCATTGTTGATCCAGACAACACAATCCAACACGTTACCGTCAACAACTTGGATGTAGGTCGTAGCCCAGAAGAAACTTTGCGTATTCTTGACGCACTTCAAACTGGTGAACTTTGTGCTTGTAACCGTACCGTTGGTGGCGCAACTCTAGGAGCATAATATGGCATTCATTGATTCAGTAAAAGGCGCATTGCCTGACTATGCTAAAGATGCTCGTTTGAACATTGATGCTGTATTGCTTCGTAGCACATTGGACAAGGATGTGGCTATGGGCTGTGCTGTAGCCGCTTTGGCTGCTACCGGCAACGGTAAGTTATTAGCTGTATTGTTAGCAGATGCTCCTGTATTTGCTGAGTCAGCAATGACTGCCGCAAGCATTATGGCAATGACAAACAGTTGGTACCCATATGTTGAAATGGCCGATGACGCAAACTTAACGGGTTTGCCTGCCCAACTGCGTATGAACGCCATCGCTACACACGGCGGCACAACTAAGAGCAATTTTGAAGCATTTAGTTTGGCCGCTAGTATTGTTGGAAAATGTGAGTTCTGCGTTAAAGCACACTACGAAACATTGAAGAAGGAAGGCTACTCTGTAGAAAACCTTCGTGACATTGGTCGTATTGCCGCAGTGATTAACAGCGTGGCTAAAGTATTGAATAGTTAACCACTATTCATATTACGATCGATTTCTGGATTATCAACTCTTAGATATCTCCAGTTATTAAAAAACTCTAGGGCCTTATCATCTGGTATTGGCCCTAGATTCATGATTGCACATACTCTTTTATATTCTGATAAAAACCCATTATCGCCTGTTAACATTAAATCTAAATCTATCGGTTTAATATCTATATTACTCAATACCCAATCATAGTCTTCTTTCTCTTGCGGACTAATTTCCAAATGCATATATCTATTCATAAAATGCCAGTTTTCTTCTGACACCTTAATATAATAGTGATGTTCATTTATATTAGTATCAGTAAACCTAAATGAAGAATTACACGTTAGTTTCCAACCAGCAAAATGTTTACATATTACAAGGTTTTTATTTTCTTTTCCCCCGGGGATATCGTAATCATTTAATATATTACCCCCGAATGGCAATAGATGTGCTTCTTGCCCCCAATTCTTAACTTGGGATTCTTTGAATATTAACCATTTCCATTTTTCTTCAAAAGTAGAATTAACAGGTAAACAACCGCAACTACCTTGTTTCCATGGCATCTTGACATTATCTGACAATGAAAATAATCTTGTCATAAAATTTCCGCCAGTTGCTGGTAAATATGTTATAATGTGTAAATCGGTAGTAGTTTGTCTTATTCGAGTTAAATTCATATATAGTATTTAATCTACTGTTACATTTGGGTTAAAATGAACAAATTTTGCCCAATTTCTATAGACTATATTAGTAGAAATGCTATATAATATACACATAGTCATTTAATGACTTGTTTATTTTTAACTTAATTAAGGAATTTAAAAAATGAAGAAATCTCTATTAGTGGCTGCTTTGTTCAGTCTAGCAGGTTTGGCAACTGCCGGCGACAATGTTGAAGTCTATGGCAAGTTGAATGAATATGTAAATAGTTACAAACTTGGTACTGCAACTGCGGTTACACAAGGTTACAACGATAGCAGCCGTTTCGGTGTCCGAGGATCTGAAG